CGGGAGTCTCTCCACCAATTTGGCCGTGTACGTCATGCGGAAAATTAGGTGGCGATTTCTGAGGGGGGGATCTTTAATGCCCACAAGAGTGGCGCCGCAAGGTTAAGCGACTGTGGTTTTACGCCGTGAGGCGAATTCCTGGCCGAAGGAGGCTATATGTTAACTAATGTAGCAATCTTTGGTCTTGTGCTGCTTTATGTAGTGCAAGTGTTGCATCTGATACTAGTGCTTTACCTGCTGGTGTCCGTTGTAACTGGAGCCCCAATCAGGAAGGGGGATTGCAATGACGATTCGTGATGACTACTTTGACGAAAGTTACGTGCTAGAGGGGTACAACAGTATTCCTCAAAACGTGACCAAGTTTCGTAGCCGTGTATCTAGCGGAACGGATCGGACAGCCGCAGATAAGCTGGCAGGCCTATGGCCTGAACATGCCTACACTGCGACCCACGTGCATGAGCACGCTGGGGCACACTGGGTTATTGCTGCAATACCAGGGTGGCTTGCAAATGGTGAAGGGAGTGTTAGCGGTTCAACTCCTGCGTTTACCTCTAGTGAAGAACTGCAACTAACAGCTAGGCTAGCGGATAAAATCCGTATGCATGACTGGAACGCTGCAATATTCGTGGGTGAGCTTGGGAAAACCGTTGATACAGTTGTTTCTCGCACCAAGCAATTAGCGAGAGCGGTCATCTCCGTAAGGAGAGGACTCGTACGTGAGGCCTTATCTATCTTGCAAGCAAATCCCAAGCGTTTCCTTATGCTTAGGGGTGAACTTGCTCGACAGAAAGGGCCACCAGCTTCGTGGTATTCTACATGGCTGGAAATCAGGTACGCGTGGAGACCTCTTGTCAAGGATGTCTGGGATCTTTCCGAGGCAATTCGTACTTTTGACAAACCCCGCGCTCAGGTGATTCGTGCCTCAATTAAGAAGTTAGGCACGATAGGATGCAGTCAACCAGATTGGTTCCAGGTTGACGGCATGGCTCAACGCCGTTTAAGCGTGAAAGCCGTTATCACTGAGCTACTTCAATCCCCAGAAGAACATCTTGGGCTTAATAACCCCTCGGAAGTCTTTTGGGAACTAGTACCTTTGTCGTTTGTTGCAGATTGGTTCATACCAATAGGCAACTATATACGGGCACGTTCAGTCATTCAGAACGTGACAGGTACTTACACCACCACCATGTACAATTGGCATGATGCTAAGTATGTAGCGGCAAAGCCGGAAGGCCTTGCAATCGGTAGGTCCCTCCCGTTTGGAGAGTCCCGCAGATACGAGATCAATAGGAGTATTTCTACAACCTATGAAGTCCCGCTACCGTTCTTCCGTAACCCGGCGGGTCCCAATCCTGGGACGCGTTTCCTTGATGCACTGGCGCTCTTGAGCGCTGCTGTTAAGGGTAATGGCGGAAGGCTACGTTACTCCGAATGATCGGAGAGACGTTCTTGAAGGAGTACTTTTATGGCCGCTATGGCCAATATTGTCGCCTATGATGGCGCTGCGACACCGGTGAGTCACACTTTTTCTCCTTGCGGTACGGAGAAGGAAAAGGGTGAGGTTGTCTCACGTTGGAGGGAACAATTAGCTGGCGTTCCCTTGTACGCTTGCCCCACGGTAACCGCGCGTGCGCGGAAACTACCGAACGGCATTTGGCGGGTGTCGACACGAGTTGAGGTTCCAGTAATGGAATCCGTCTCAGGTCAGAATGCGGCGGGTTATACCGCTGCTCCGGCTGTAGCTTACGTGAACACGGCAGAACTTGTCGGGTTCTTTAGTGAGCGTGCAGCGATTGCAGATCATCGCATCGTTCGCATGCTTACAGTAAATATAGCAAACAACATCACGGCCAGTGTAGCGGCCGCGACGGCGGGCATGCTACCAGATTTGTTCGATACTCTGGTGACACCGACCTAAACTCTCCATCTGTTTGATAACCTTTATGAGGAAACTAACTATGGCACTAGTGGCCACTTTTGATGGAGAAGCGGATTTGAGGAGGTCTCTCGACTTCTTCAAACACCTCGCACTTGAGCACTGTAACCGAGCAGGGCCAACAGCAACCAGTATCGCCGAGTTAATAAAAGCGGAGAACTGGCCGGCCCTGTGTGCTGTAGAAATTGACTACGATAGTTGTGACAATGCTTTTGTCGTTGCTGAGATTCGACAAGCTCTTGGGTTTTTCCAAAAACTCGAGTGCCTCGATCTTGGTATTGACAAAGTCACAGCTGCCAAAGAAAAATTCTACGATTCAGAGCAGGAGTGTCTTAAGACGAACATGATTTTAGACAGGGTATCCGAAGGGTCTTTTTGTTTCCCTAAGGACGTGGAGCGAGTTCTTCGTATCGCCGAACGTAAAGTTGCTTCTGTCTTGGGTCATGTTCCGAGCTTAGAATCGCTCGACTACCGTTTTGGACCTGGTGCCACTACTTCGGTACGAAAAATAAATGCATGCGCTCGTGAAAAATTGAGCGCTGTACCGTCGTGTAGTCGAAATATGATTCCAATCCTTCCGCATTTGTTAGCGGAATTGCCGGGCCTGTGCCAGATTCACGACACAGGTTCAGGGGGCGAGGAATCCTTTTCTATCCCCGTGGAAATCCATGAGGGTAGGATTGCTTTCGTGCCTAAAAATGCGAAAACCTATCGTTCAGTTATGACCGAACCGACTTTGAATGCGTTGTTACAGTCGGGTATTGGGACAGTTATGACTAATAGGTTAAAACGCGTAGGGCAGGACCTTTCTGACCAATCTATTAATCAGAGATTGGCGCTGGAAGGTTCTCTTACCGGGGCTTTAGCAACCCTGGACCTGAGTGGTGCAAGTGATTCCATAGCATCGGGGTTAGTTGCACAGCTCTTGCCGTATGAGTGGTATGCTCTTTTATCACTTGCAAGGACACCGTCTGTGCAAATAGACGGACAAGTCCTTGCGCTGCATAAGTTCAGCAGCATGGGGAATGGTTTTACTTTTCCCCTACAGACGCTCATTTTTTGGTCGCTTGCAAAAGCGGCCTCTGAGCTATCTGGCGTTCATGATGTCGTGAGCGTATACGGCGATGACATAATTCTTGGTACAGATGCGGTCCCTCTATTCCGCGCAGTTCTCAATTGCGTGGGGTTTAAGCTGAATGCTGAGAAGTCATATTGGAGCGGTCCTTTCCGTGAATCTTGCGGTAAGGACTACTTTAAGGGCATCGATGTACGCCCGTTTTTCGCAAAAAGACAGGTCAGTGGGCAGATGCTATTTAGTCTGCACAATTTTTATTTCGAAAGAAATGATGACCTTGCGAGTTACGTGAAAGATTCCATACATCCGTCTCTTAGGGTGTATGGGCCGATAGGGTACGGTGACGGCCATCTTCATAGTACTAGGCCGAAGCTAAAGCCTTACCGACGTGACAGGGGTTTCAGCGGTTTTACGTTTGAAACCTTTACTACGACTCCTCGTTATCACACAAAAGTGATGCCAGGGGATTACGTGTTGGCTGGTTATTCATCGTATGTACGGTCTTTTGCACCCGATGATGCCCACACGGTGTCAACGCGCCACATGTACGACGTGGATGGCGGTGACGATGTCCCGATGATCCCTTTACCAGGGTCATCGGGCGTTAGGCGTATCAAGATCTACACACTATCACCCTAGGATTTTCTAGGGAGGTGCAAACCTGGAGGGCC